CTGTTTTAGGTATTGCTTGTGTTAAAAACGGATTTAATACAGCTGAAGGTATAACAATAGATTATGTAGATCCTGTTAATATTGTATATTCATATAGTGAATCACCTTATTTTGATGATTTATGGTATGTTGGTGAAGTAAAAAGATGTAAAATTAAAGATCTTAAAAAAGAGTTTCCTGAAATTACAATTGAACAGGTAGAAGAAATAGAGAAAAAATATGTAAACCCTCAAAACGATAAATATAATTATTATTCAAAAGAAGATAATAAAAATAACAAAGGATATGTTAATATTCTATATTTTGAATACAAAACATTTAACGATCAGGTTTATAAAGTAAAGAAAAGTGCTTCAGGTGGTGATAAAGCGTTAAAAAAAGATAATACGTTTAATCCACCTAAAGATCAAAGAGCTAGATTTGAAAGAGTAAAAAGATCAATAGAAGTTTTATATTCTGGAGCAAAAATTGTTGGTCACGATGTATTATTTGATTGGAAAAAATGTGAAAACATGACTAGACCTAAATCAGATATTACAAAAGTAGCAATGAGTTATAATATAACAGCTCCTAGAATATATAAAGGTAGACCTGAGTCTTTAGTTAGCAGAATGATTAGTTTTGCTGATATGATACAAATAACTCATTTAAAATTACAGCAAGTAATGTCAAGAGTAGTACCAGATGGTGTATATCTTGATGCAGATGGTTTAGCTGAAATAGATTTAGGTAACGGTACTAATTATAATCCTCAAGAAGCACTAAATATGTATTTTCAGACTGGTAGTGTTATTGGTAGATCAATGAATCAAGATGGTGATTTTAATAATGGTCGTATGCCAATACAAGAATTACAGTCAAGTGGAGGTCAAGGTAAAATTAATAGTTTAATACAGTCGTATAATTATTATTTACAAATGATGCGTGATGTTACTGGTTTAAATGAGGCTAGAGACGGTAGTATGCCAGATAAACAATCATTAGTTGGATTACAAAAGCTTGCAGCTGCAAATAGTAACACAGCAACAAGGCATGTTTTACAAGCTGGTGTTTTCTTAGCTTTAAAAACAGCTGAAGCGGTTTCACTTAGAATATCAGATGTTTTAGAATATTCTAATACTAGAAATCAATTTGTGTTATCATTGGGTAGGTTTAACGTAGGTACTTTAAATGATGTTAAGAACTTACACTTACATGATTTTGGTATATTCTTAGAATTAGCTCCTGATGAAGAAGAAAAACAAGTGCTTGAAAACAATATACAAATGGCATTACAACAACAAGCTATAAATTTAGAAGATGCTATTGATATACGTGAAGTTAGTAATTTAAAATTAGCTAATCAGTTGTTAAAAGTAAGAAAAAGAAAGAAATTAGAGCAAGATCAAGCAATACAGCAACAAAATATTGAAGCACAATCACAGTCTAACGCTCAGTCCGCTCAAGCAGCTGCAGAAGCAGAGATGCAAAAGGAACAAGCGCTAGCTCAAACAAAAATTAGTATTAATCAAGCACAGTTAGAGTTTGATATTAAGAAAATGGAAAAAGAAGCTGCAATTAAGTTTGATTTAATGGAAAAAGAGTTTCAATTAAATATGCAGCTTAAAAACGCTGAAAGTAGTGTAATTAAAGATAAAGAGAAGATGAAAGAAGATCGTAAAGATGAAAGAACTAGAATACAAGCTTCTCAACAATCAAAATTAATAGAACAAAGAAAAAAAGATCTACCATCTAAACAATTTGAGTCGAGAGGCATGGATAACTTAGGAGGTTTTGACTTAGAACAATTTGAACCAAGATAAAAATTAAAAACTATGGGATATAGAATTAAAGAGTTTCCGGGTAATATAGCCGGATCAGTATTCACTGCTGCAAGTAGTGATGCTATTAAACCTCCACTCGGACATGTATTTGTTGCGTTTACTGTTTTAACGCAGGCTTCATTTGATGCTAGTGGTGGGTTAGTTGCAGAAACAGCAACACAGTTTGCAAACACAGAAGATGCTGCTGGTGATTTAGCAGAAGCTGATATAACAGCTGCTGAAGGATCTGGTGGTGTACAGATTACAAACTCAAACACGACGTTTCCTGCTGGAGCAACTATTTATGGTAGATATACCGAAATAGATTTAGCTGGTGGAACAATTTTAGCATATTACGCTAAGAAATAATTATTTTTAACAATTTTATAATATTATATTATGGCAAATGAAAAACAACAAGAAGAGGTTGTTGAACAAGTAGCTGACGCTAAAGTAGTAGAAGCTAAAGAACAACCAAAAGAAACCGCTAAAAATGAAGACGGTATCTATAAGGTGGATTTAACAAAACCACCTAAATCAGAACAAGCTACTGAAGAAAAAGTAGAAGAACCTGTTAAAGAAGAAAAACAAGAGGAAAAAGTTGAAGAAACTGAAGAAACTCCTGTTTTACAAGAAATAACAGAAGAAGAAACGCAACCTGAACCTACTGAAGAAGTAGAAGAAGAGGTTGAAGAAGAAATAGAAGAAAAAACTCCAGAAGTGGAGCTACCAGAAAACATTGAGAAACTTGTAGAGTTTATGAATGAGACTGGTGGAACGCTAGAGGACTACGTTCGACTCAACGCGGATTACTCAAATGTAGATAATGAAGCACTTTTAAGAGAGTACTACAAATCTACGAAACCTCATTTATCTTCTGAAGAAGTTAACTTTATACTTGAAGATAACTTTAGTTATGACGAAGAAACAGATGAGCCAAGGGACGTAAAAAGAAAGAAGCTTGCTTATAAAGAAGCGGTTGCAAACGCTAAACAGCATTTGGAAACTCTGAAGGGTAAATACTATCAAGAACTTAAGTTAGGTTCAAGATTGACTAAAGAGCAACAAAAAGCTGTAGATTTTTTCAATCGTTATAATGAGCAAGATAAAGAGGCAAGCGAACTAAACGCAAAACAACAAAAACACTTTAACAAAGAAACTGAAAAAGTTTTTAATGAAAATTTCAAAGGTTTTGATTTTCAAGTTGGGGACAAAAAATATCGTTACAACGTTAAAGATGTGCAGGAAACAAAGACAGCTCAAAGCAATGTGTTAAAAGTTTTTGACAAATATATTAGTAAAGATAATTTACTTTCTGATGCTGCGGGTTATCACAAATCGTTGTTTGCTGCAAGAAACGCTGACGCTTTAGCAACTCATTTTTATGAACAAGGCAAAGCAGATGCTATTAAGACTATGTCTTCTGAAGCTAAAAATATAAATTTAACTGGAAGAAAAAGTCCTGATGGTAATGTTGATGTCGGTGGTCAAAAATTTAAAGTTGTAAGCGGCGATACAAGTTCAAGCCAAAAATTCAAACTTAAAAATTATTAAACTAACATTAAAAATTAAAAATTATGGCAACGGTAAGTTTTTCGGGTCCTGCTAATGCGGCGGTACTTTCTCCAGCATATTCTCAGATGACGCTGGCTCAGAATTACCTCGACATTCAAAACAATGGCTGGGCTCAACAATATCTTCCTGAATTATATGAGCAGGAAGTAGACAGATATGGTAATAGAACCATCTCTGGCTTTTTATCTATGCTAAGTGCTGAAATGCCTTTACAATCTGATCAAGTTATTTGGTCTGAGCAAGGTAGATTACATTTAGCTTATAACGGTCAAATTAATCCTGCAAACGGAACAATTGACACAATCACTAACATCGACACGGGTGCTACTGAAGCTCACGCTGTTCGAAGAGGTGCAACATTAGTTTGTGAAATAGGTGGTGTAGTATTCAAAGCAATATGTACTGCTGGTGTTGACGATTCAACTTCACAACTAGTTATTAGACCTTATACAGGACAACACGTTACTAACGTATCTGGTGTTGCTGCTGATGACAACCAAGTTATCAAGTTCTTTGTATACGGTTCTGAATTTGCAAAAGGTCAAGACTCAATGGTTGGTTCAATCGAGCCTGGGTTCAAGACTTTTACAAATAGACCAATGATCTTAAAAGATCACTTTGAAATCAACGGATCAGACACAGCGCAAATCGGCTGGGTTGAAGTTTCTGGTGAATCAGGACAAGGTGGATACTTATGGTATCTAAAATCTTCTGGTGATATTAGAACAAGATTCAATGATTACTTAGAGATGTCTATGGTTGAAGCAGAAAATGCTTCTGGTACTAACGTATTTTCTGGTATGACAACTGCAGCTGGACACGAAGCTCCTGAAGGATCTGAAGGTTTATTTGCAGCGGTTGAAGCTAGAGGTATTATAGCTACTAACTTAGTTGATAACGCGTCTGATGCATTAGCAGATTTCGATTTATTATTAGCTGAATTAGATAAGCAAGGTGCTATTGAAGAAAATATGCTTTACTTAAATAGAGCTGGTAATTTAATCTTTGATGACATGCTAGGTCAGCTGAACGCAAACTTCGATGGTGGTTCATCATTCGGTGTTTTTGAAAACAGCAAAGATATGGCATTAAATCTTGGATTCTCTGGCTTTAGAAGAGGTTCTTATGACTTCTATAAAACTGATTGGAAATACTTAAACGATGCCTCTACAAGAGGTCACGTTGGTGGTGTCAAAGGTATTATTATACCAGCTGGTACTTCTTCAGTATACGATCAGCAAGTAGGAGCTAACGTTAGAAGACCATTCTTACACGTTAGATATAGAGCTGGACAAGCTGATGATAGAAAACTAAAATCTTGGGTTACTGGTTCTGTAGGTGGAGCTACTAGTTCAAGCATTGATAAAATGGAAATCCATTATCTATCTGAAAGATGTTTAGTTACTCAAGCTGCGAATAACTTCGTATTACTTAAGTAATAACACTATTAAAAGCAAAGGGAGCTTCGGCTCCCTCGGCTTTTATTTTATTAATTTTTATTATATTATATCATGGAAAAAACAAAAAAGAAGGCTGAAAAGCCACAAGTACAACCTGTAAAACCAGGTTGGATAATTAAAGACAGATTATATGAGTTGGAATTAGACAGAGTTCCT